GGGCACAACTGCCGCACGAAGCCCATTACCAAAGAACAGAGCGACTATCTGCTGAAGAACGACATCGAGAAAGTCTGCGCGGAGTTGGTTAAGTTCTTGCCGTGGTGGGCTTACCTTGGCGACGTTCGCAAGCGAGTTCTGGTCAATATGGCGTTCAATCTTGGCATCGCTGGACTGCTGAAATTCACGAACACGCTGGCACTTATCCGGTCAGGAAGCTACGCGCAGGCAGCCGCAGAGATGGTTAAAAGCAAGTGGGCAAAGCAGGTAGGCAAGCGTGCCGACAGGCTTGCAAACATGATGAAAACCGGAGAGGTTACAGATGATTGATAGCGACTGCGTCCGCCTGGCGATTGCCGCAGCCTGTGCAGTAGGGGCGTTCGTGGCTGCGGCGTATAGGGATTATTGATGGCAATCGACAGCTACTGGAACGACTGCGTTCTGCTGTTGCCATTTGACGGCGCCCACGGTTCTCTCGGCATCGTGGATGAGAAGCGGCACACCATTGAGATTTCCGGTTCGGCCGTCCTGAGCACCACGCAAGCGCCAGCCGGGTGTTCGTCGAGCCTGTACCTGAACGGCAACAACAGCTACCTGAGCGCCATTTCCCCGGCGAACTACGACCTGCGCATTCTGTTCGGCGAGTTCTCCATCGAATTCCCGTTTTACTGGCTCGGGGATACTGTCACTGGAACAGCAAACAGCGCAATCCTGATTGACAACAGGGTAGGGGCTGGATTTGACCTTGAACTGTCAGTGACAGGATCAACCGCGGCAGATCCGAAAAAAATTCAGGTGTACATGAACGGCGCGTTTCGCATAACTTCCACCACGGCGATGTCGGCGTCGTGGAAATGGGTAACGCTCGCCAGGGTATGGGATGGATCGGCATACAAAACTCGTCTATTCATAGACGGAGTGCAAGAGGGGGTCACTTATACAGATGCAATTGTCGGGTCAAACAATTCATTTAGGGTTGGAGGCAGATACACAGATATTTCTGGCGACTTCAGATCACCAAGCGGGTTCATTGGCCCGCTCAGGGTAACGCGCAACGGGCGCGGGCTCGATGCGACATTCACCCCGCCGTCGTTGCCGTACCCGGTTCCGAAAATATCAGGCATTGTGTTAGACGAGACGGCTTCTCCGGCACAAAAAACGGTTGTGGCGTACAGCTCATTGACTGGTGAGTATGTTGGTGGGGCAACATCCAGCGCGTCGACAGGATCGTATTCGATCAAGGTCGGCTCTTTTTCGGAGCACAGCGCGGTTTGCGTAGATGATGTGTTTGATCCTCCAGATGATGAGGCGATTTTCAATCTGTTCATCCCTGTAGCTAGAAACAGAGGCGAGATCCATGACACCAAGAACCATCCAATAACAATCCCCGGCTCCAACGTCGACGGACAGATAGACGCGACAATAAACCCTTGGCCAGGCCAGTCTTCGATGAACGGGACAGGCTCTCCGACGCTGGTCACGGCAACGTCTGGCTATTACTACGACTACATCGTCAACCTGCAGGATTTCTCCGCAGAGCTAATGTTTTATCCGGTCAGCGGCGGGCACGGGGCATCTGATGCGAAACTATTCCAGATCGGCACGCACGCATCGCAAGGCTGCCTTAGAGTCTATTGCACCGGCACAGATAACCCGGCCAAGATTCACGCGCAGTTCTACAACAGCGGCGCATGGGTCGATTTATGGGCACCAGTAGCAACGACGGTAGCCAACAACAATTGGCACAAGTTGCAGCTACGCAGGAGCGCCGGAATATTCGAGATGATCATTGACGGCACAGTTTGGGGCACAAGCGCGGCAGCAACTGCGTACAGCATAGCCAGCGTCTATACCCCTTATCTGTACGTTGGCGTCAGCTTCAAAGGCAATATCGGCCCGTTTAGATTATATGTAGGGCCGCGAAGGGCTGCGCAAGTGACCCCGACAGCCACGTTTCTGAAAACGCGCCCCGAGGGAAGTTCTGCAGAAAACGCACAAATCTACGATCAAATCATCCCAGGATAGGAAATCAATATGGCACAAGTAGTTCATTTCAGCGCAGAACTTGCAACCAAGATGCTCGACCAGATTGACCAGCAGCTTGATACTGGTACTGGTGCCATCATCCGCCTGTATGATGGCACTATGCCGACTCATCCAGAAGACGGGATTGGCGCGGCCGTTCTTCTCGGAGAGTGCCCGTGCACCGTCGTTGCTTCCGGTGGTGTCGGAACTGTCAGCGGAAGGACGCTCACATTCAACCCGATCACAACGGATGCTGTCTCTCCACACTCTGGCAGCAAGACGGCGGCATGGGCGAGGTTCTTGGAAAGCGACGGGACGGCGCACATTGATGGAAACGTCGGCGTGGTTGGGTCTGGAGCATTCGTAGAGATGGTTTCCACGACGATTGTCGGCGGCGCTCCTGTGGCATTCACGTCCGGGACAATCAGCTTCCCGTAAGGTAGCAAGTGGCGTATACAGCACCAGCAAATACTTCAGTCGACTTTACTGGCACTGGAGTTGCTTATACAGCACCGCCGTTTGACCGGGTAGATTTTGTTTCATACGGTGTTGGTGTGGCTGAAATTGCAGCCACAATTGCCCCGGTAGGTTTATTTGAAGCAAGATATTACGAGGCAATCGTCGCGTCTCATATACAACCGTCTGGATCGTTTATAAGTCCAGCTGTATCGGCTTCGCTCGCATCAGTTGTTGCGCCAACATCATCGCTTGAGGCTTTCGGGTCTCCTACGGCTGCATTTTCCGAAACCATCGCTCCAATTGGGGCGTTTGTTGCCGAGCCAATACCGAAATTTGACGCTGCGTTCAATGAGGCGATTGCTCCTGTCGGCTCGTTTAGAGCAGCAAGGCTGATGAATTGGGCGAAGATTGTTCAAACCATTCGTCCAACCGGCGGTTTTAGCGCAACGGCCGTCGCGGCAGCGGAATTCTCGGAAGATGTTGCTCCGGTCGGGCGTTTCGTTGCCAGCCCTGTATCAACAGCGGCGCTTGCAAGCGAAATACAGCCAATAGCTAGCGGGCTATCACCTTACCTGCAGCCGTATGCAGCAGGATTCGGCGCTGTGATTTACCCTGAGTGCGACATCTTTTGCGATGCAGGGGCCGTTGCTTCATTCGCCGAGACGATACAGCCAATAGGCGCATTCTCAACGCTCAGGGTGTTCAGAGCATCATTCGATGAATTCTTGGTTCCTCAGTGCCAGTTCGTTGCTACATCGCCACCAGGGCTTGCTGTCTGCAGAGCGAGCGTTCGATCTTGGATTTCTCCGGTAGGTGCATTCAATGCGTAGCAAACAACGAATGGTGACGGTCAAGCCATGGCTGGCTGGCATCAACAACACTGAAATAAACCACAAGCTGCCTGACGGTGCTGTATGCGATGCGCTGAACGTCGATTTCGATAACGTCGGGCGCGCCATCACCAGGACGGGGTACGGGCAGACTGTCGCAATGGATAACGGCCATTCGCTGGCGACCATCGGCGGAAAGTCTTTGATCTGCAGAAGCGGAACGCTTGGAGTGATCACGGCCGTTTCCCCGTCTTTGACAATCGCCGACTTGCGGGCCGGACTTCCAAACGATCCAATCAGCTATGCTGCGCTCGGCGGTGAAGTCTGGTGGAGCAACGGAACGGACTCGGGCCGGTGCAACTCGAACAACACCGATGCGCCGTGGTGCGTTCCAACTCCTGCAGACATCGTTGCTGTTTTCGCTGGTGCCGGGACGTTGCCAAAAGGCAAATATCGCGTGGCAATCAGTCATGTCATGACAAGCGGGGAAGAGTCTGCGGCTTCGCCTGTTGTGTCGTTCGATCTTCCTGCTTCTGGATCGCTGACAGTCACACTGCCAGCGGCGAAGCCAGGAACAGACTTTTTCCGCATCTACTGCACGATCGCCGACGGTGAAATCATCAGCCACTACAGCGATGTGATTGCGGCAGCAGCAAGTGCAAGCATTACAGCTGCCCCACAAGGTATTGCATTGCGCGAGCGCAACAACCTGGCGCCTCTTCCGC